GTCAACTCATCTAACGAACAATTATTATCCATCACAATATCATAATGTGCACCAATCCAAGCCCACTCACTAAAGTGAACTTCTGGATAAGCATTGCGCATTATTTCTTGTTTGTTATAGGTATTGCACTCACGAGCAAGAGCATACCACTCTGGATCTTCACCACGGCGAACACGAATGACTTTACCGCCAGAATTTACAATTGCATTGATTTCGTTTGGGAAACGAACATCTGCAATCACATAATTGTTCCATGGTGCTCTTTCACAGCGACGCATCACAGTGTGAACCCAGAGGTCAGGGTGAAATACATCACGACCTGCCTCTGTGCCCATTAGCTGGAGTGCTAATCTTGGTGAAAATTCTTTGCCGAGTTTTTCAGACCACCACTCATCTTTTTGTTCGCGCCATGCTCTTGATTCAGGCGTTGCACCTTCGAGCATCTCACGATCCCAACCAAAGATGATCGAGCAAGCATCTTTGAGACTATTTGCATAACTCTCTTTGAAGAAACCATGACGTTCTACCAAGAGATCTGCAACTGTACCTTTACCTGCTCCAATAAAGCCAACCAAACCTACAATCATAACAAAGTCTCTTTATTAGAGAGAGCCGACAAAGTTTGCAACGGCTGGCATATCACCAGTGAATGCATAGGTTCCAACGTGATGCGTCTTCATCCATGGGCAGAGCCAGATGCTACCGCCGATGTTACGCCACCACTGGCAGAACATATAGTCTTCAGACAAGTAACGATCTGATCCGCGACCACCATTTGCCTTGCTGTCAATAACTGTATCGAAGTAAGCATGGATATAACGCGAACCATCAAAGTTTGCTTGACCAACATGGTCTGGGCGATACTTCAATTGAGGATAGGCTTCTGCGAATTTGCTGAAGACTTCACGCTTGACCATCATATAACCTGTACCAATTTCGAGAACTTCAACTGGATCAGCAACAGAGAACTTCTCAGTGCCAGGAACTGGATTGAAAACGAAATCGCCAGCGAGTTTTTCCATATCGCCAGGAGTAATATCTGGATGTCGCTTGACGCCTTCCTTGACAGCACCCCACTTGATTGACTTCTTCGGATATGGACCACCAATTACATCCTTATCCAAAGCAAGCAATGCAATTACATCGCGCGGATCAAAATGAATATCAGCGTCGATGAAAAGTAGATGGGTGAAGCCTTCTGCGCGAAGGAACTCATCTACGAGATAATTGCGAGCGCGAGTAATGAGAGATTCATTGAAGATAAACGAGAAACGAACTTCAATGCCATATTGTGTACATGCCGACTGCAAATCAAGGCAAGACTTCACATACATGCCATGCGCGTTACCGCCATACATGGGTGTTGCAACAAATAGTTTATTTTTGCGCAACTGTTCAACAGATACTTCTAACTGCATAATTATTCACTCCAGTTGTAAAATTTTCTAATATGATCAATAATCTTAGACTGATCATCGAGATTTTCGTTGACCATTGTCTCTATATAGTCCATGAGAGTCAGCGACCCCATGATATTCGAGATTTTTGTCTTACGAGAATTTTTGAACTTGTCATCTTGATCATCTTTGCGATCAATGTGACGTTGATCAAGAGTGCTATCCTTCACTGTGAGGATTAGAATCTTGAAATCATTTGGGAACTTATCTTGCAAAAAATCTAGCATCTTACCATTGAATAAACGATCGCCTTCAAAGATCACATTACCAGTTTCTAGAGAATCAAAGAAGGCAACAGCGTCTGGCTGTACCGCCATTGACAAACGATCCGTTCCCTGGAATACATTACCATCGTTTGCATATTTGCCAAGAATATAAAGATTCAACTTCTTGGAATACATCGCATCAAGTAACTTCTGCGGTTTGATAACTTCCCAATCATCAGCCATCGAAATCAATCGAAACATCAAAGTGGTCTTGCCAGTTGCTGGCTCACCACCCATCGCAATCACTCTTACCATAATGCCTCCAAACCTTCTTTCACTGGGTGCTCATCATCGAACATCCAGTCCATTCGTTCTATTCTACCTGTTCTCAGAAAATAAGTAAACTTTTCTTTGTTGATTGTATTTCTTGGGGCAAGTCTTAGATCAAGAGTCTCATTCCTTGCTTGCCACAACACATTCCATTCAATACCAGTCCAACCATCACCTTCTGCCTGTTCAATTTCTTCAGACTGACGATCCAAATAATAACCAAGATATCTTCCATGATGTTCGCGAAAGATTTTCTTGAATGAACACAAGCAGGTTTCCATCGTGAAGAAGTCTATCTGACTGCTCAGTTGAGGGAATCGAGATCTGGTTTCCTCAAGAATCTCTTTGGCATGGCTTTCAAGGTCTGCGCATTCTGATGAAGTGAGTTTTGTATCATACTTGTCATCTTGCCCGAGGGCGAGATGCAAACCATTACGATGAGAACGAGAGCCTGAATAATCGTCCAGCATGAGGCTAGTAGGTACACACTCAACGCCAGCAGTGTGACAAAGATGCTGAAGATAAAACCAAGTGGAATAGCGACCAAATTTGTGAAGAGAAGTTTTAAGATTATTCCAAAGGTTGTTGAAAGATTGTTGTTCGTTGTCGCCATAGTATTTCTCCAGCACTTCGCGTTGAGTTTTCTTGCCAATAAATTTTTGATAAGACTCGAACATGGCTGGCAAGTGACCTTTGTTCCACTTTGTATCTGTCTGATAACGCAGTCGTTTGTAATTGTGACTATTCCACCAACTGATACGATCTACAGTAGCGAGTTCATAGTCTGGGAATTCATTTTTCAGAACCCATGCAGTTGGCAATTGGTATGTGTTACCATAGAGCCATGCAAACCATAGACGTTCTTCGTCATTGTGTTCGTATCGACGATGAAGATAGTTTGTGCACCACACTGCTGGATCGCAATCGCCAAACTGCATTGACCATGCATACCAACGGATGAATTGTTCACGACGCTGCAAAGACTTCGACACAACCACCTTTACCTTTTTTATATACTGCTGCATGTATCACAGGATCTGAAAGATCATAGATACCATCAGAGAAATTTCTACCATTGATCTTGAACATACTGAGCGAACACTTACTCTTTTGTTTTCCTAAGAATTTGAATCCCATAGATTCATAGAACACAACTGCATCAGGCTCTGCTGAAACGCGATAATAACTGGTGCCAAGACCTTGTGCTCTATCAAGAGAGTCTTGAGTCAGTAATCTTGCTACACCTTTGCGACGATGTTTGGCGAAAGTGTGAAGCAATTGTAGATTGAAAACATATGGAGTTTTCTTCGAGCGAGTGGTAATAATCGCGCCAGCCAACTCTCCGCCTTCCCAACACCCAATACAGTACTGCCATTGTTCCTGCATGTCAGCCTTTGCCACAAAAGTCTTGGCAAAAGAGTCTGCTTTGTTCTCAGTTATATGCGCGACAAATTCATCGCGACTTGTCTCACGCAACGTCATGGAACTCGCGTTTCTTTTCTCCACGCTCTTTTGGATACTTGGTTTGCTGCCAGCCATGATACTCATCCAGATTCCATACAAATGGAGGAAACTTGAATGTATTATTAGCGAGAATCTCACGAACTGAGGGACCCTGGTTCAGCGCAGCATGCATGAACAATTCCACGAATCGAAACTGAGATTCTAATTCTTCTCGCTTCGTGGTAGAACGGAAGCATCGGAACTCAATTGTACCAGTATGCTTCATGCAATAAGTGTTGATTGCAAATCGGAATGGACGCCCCATTGATACGCCGTCTTTACCAGCAGCATGGAGTTTGATAAAGTGATTGAAGTCAGTGGCAAGTTCAATAATATTATCGCACATATACTCAGGCATTGGGCGACCGCCATCAAACTTCAAATACATCTTCGCGCCTTCGCACTGCTTCATCTCAGATGTTTCATAGAATTGATAACAGGCTTGAATCGTATCTTCTTGATTGTCTTGAATGTATCCAATCAATCGCTTCAATCCAGCAATATCATCTTTCAATCCTGGAACAAAGACATGAATATGACCATGATTGACACAAGAAGCCGAAGGCTTGTTGCCATACTCAATAAACATGCTATAAAGTCTCATTACACGATCAACTTGTTCCTGCCAAGTCTTAGTTGGCATCATGTTGACTTCACCACCCATCCATGGCTCTTTACCGAGCGGATCGCAAGCACGAAATTCAAACGGTGGATGAATGTTTACAATATCTGTTTCAGCATATTCCCACTTACCGAGAGTCGGAGGAATCTCCATACGACGATCAATATCACCCCATTCAATTTCGGCACCATATGTAAACGTTGATTTATCGTACATGCTGTAGGTCCTTTGCGTTATCAATATGAACAAATTCTTTTACGAACGTCTTATGTGCCATAGTTACATACTGGTTCATATCAATCTCAATTGAGTTGTTCAAACCAGCGCGTTCAGCAATGTCTTTCGTAGAAGTAATTATACCGCCATTTGGAAGAGAAGTAAAGTAAATTGGTCGTTTTCCATTGCGATAAAATCTCAATTTCTTTTCTTTATACAATTCAATAACTGCCATTGAAGCATCAGCAAATTCAACAAGCGGAGACTTTTTGGCTTCAAGTGTATGGACAATCAGTTCACTATCGTTTTTAGTTGTACATTTGTATCCATAGAGTCGTTCCCAATTTTCTGGCATCTCTTGACTCACAACACCATTGTGAACGATTGCAAGGTTCTCATTCCATAAAGGTTGATTGTAGTTGAGATCAGAAGTCGAATAACGACAATGACCAATCAAATACAAATTACCATCTTCATCAATTGTTTTATTCAGATCAAAGTGTTCTAGAAATTTAGCAGCAGGAGTGGCTGATATGAATGTGTGTATTCTACCGCCCTTCACCCAAGAAATACCAGTTGCATGTAATCCACGAATACTAGACTCGCGAATAACATTAGCAAGTGTATTCAAATCACTTGAGGAAGGTTTCTCTAGATAAGCACCAATGACTGCGCACATAAATTAACCAAATAGATCTTCTAGGGTAGAAACTTTTTCGTATGCTTCTGGGTGGTATTTTTGAACCATCTCTCGCCCACCAACTCTCTCAAGATAGTCATACCATTCTTTTTCTGACCACATTCCTTCGGAAATACCGTTCCAAAGACGTCGCTGGAGTGGGTGTTCTGGGTTCTTTCGACGTGACTCAACATAATTAAATCGATGATCTTCATACTCTTTGCTCCCGAGTTCAAGCATCTTCTCACGCAGATAACAAACAAGACTCACACGCTCTGCAGTTTCGTCTTGTAGGACAATAGGTGTGTTGCCATGAATGTACTCGTGATTATTAACAAGCAGGAGGTCACCAGGTCGTACATTCACAGCAACACGAACTTCTGGCAATATCAGATATCCACCTGAATAATTACCGTTGTTTGATAGGACGAGAAGATTGCTCAATCCATTTGAGAAGTCACCAGCATCACGATGTGCTGCTGTTCTAAAAGTTTTGTTGACTGTAATTGTAGTGAATACAGTTTGTGGAACCAAGAATGCTGGATCGATTTTATCTGCCGCAGCACGTTGTGCTCCATGACGTTGTGGAAGTAACTCAGCAAAGCCACGATCAAGTGTTTGTAGAAATGGGAATGACAATTTGAATTTGTCATAAGAGTGTTGTGTGTATGCAGTTGCGCGACCATACGGAATGCGAGGATAACGATCGAACCAACCAGCAATGCCAGAGTTTACTTGATTCGCATATGTGGTGTCTGAAATATATTTGTTTTCAACTACAAACGCTTCTTTCTTTCTTTCAGCAACAGAAAGTTTGATAACTTTCTTCAGCCAATTTTCAAAATTAAATTCATCTTGTTTGACAAGAGCAGACAACCAAACAAGTCCGCGAGTTGATTCAACATCTTTATATCGCTCTCGAAGAGTTTCAATTTCTTCATTGATTTCAACTTGGATTGCAGTATTCTCTGCTTCCTTCTGCAACAAATCAAAGACACGCAATTGAAATTCAGTTGCCCATTCTCGACCGCCGCACTTCTCACCTTTTGGTCCAGCAGCAAGCCCACGATTTTGAGTTGGTGTGGCTGCTTCTCTTAGACCAGCATATGCAGCATCTTGTTCTTGTTTGCTGAAATAATTTTTACGGAACTTGAAAGCAATGTTGTCTTCATCTTCACTGCCAAGATAACAATCTGTGTCTTCATTGATCACAGTATCAAAATGCGATTCATCCAAAAACTGACCAAGCAAATGCTCACAATCAATTTTTGTTTTTGCAATGATAATATTTGCCATAATAACTCCTCCTGCTCATGACATTATATATGCAAACAAAATAAAAAGCAACCTATGTATTTTCCGAACCCCAAATGAAACTGTGGGGGCAAGAACTGCCCCCACGAGAACCAGAACGGTTTTGTTTCGCCAAGATTAGGCGTTCATCGCAACGCTGATAGCATCACGATAGAGGGTCTTGCGAGCACGTGCAATTTGACCACGCTCGAGATAGTTCTCGAAAGCGGTCGAAGGATTGCCCATGCGATACGCATAAACCTTCTCACCACGCGAGTTGGTGACACGGTTCGTGTAAACCGAGAGACCTTCGTTGCGGGCACGGTAAGCAAGATCAGCAACGTTCTCAACCTTGAAGAGCGAACGAGCCTGACGTGAGGTCACGCTGTTGCCATCGGCGAGATAATTGACAAACGAGTTAAGTGCAGTTGACATATAATATACTCCAAAAAAACCCCTTCAATAATATTACAAGATTGGGGCATGCCTTGTAATATACCATTTATTATATACTAACAAATGGCAAAAGTAAACTATTGTGGATGCCTCTCAGCAAAAGTTTGCATCCAATTCTTCACAAGATCTCGCGCCTCATACTTGCTGACACCAAAAGCATCAGAGACATACGGTGCGGCACCAAACATATTGGTTGCACCAGACTCGCGAAGTTTGTCAAGAAACACATTCACCTTTTCTTGCAGTTCCATTACTCCACTCCCTTCGCCGCAACAATGATGCTAAGAGTATCAAGAACTCGTGCCCTGATGGCTTCCTCTGTGAGACCCTGTGTATAGAACTCATGCATTTGATTTGCTGAGTATTCCACAAACTCACCCTTGTATGAGAATCGAGTAGACAAAGTCGATTGGTTATGCTCAATCGTTATATCATTCCAATCCACAACAGCAGGAGCAGGAGCAGGAGTTGCCTCCGCATCAACCTTTGTGTAGAGATCCAAGAATGCATTCTTGGTGTCACTATCGAATCGGTTCAAGCACATCTCGATTGCCTTCAAACGATTGTTGAAGATAGAGAATGCCTTACTGATATGCACAAGACGACGAGTCGAGATAACTTCATCAACCGCACCATCCGAGAAACTCTTGCGGATGACTTCAGCCCACGTGATAAGACGGTCAATGAATGTCGTGTCAGTGATACCAAGAACAGCGAAATTCTTCTCAAGAATCTTGCGCTCTGTGTTGGCAGGAGGATATTCCTGCTCAACAGTAATGGCGAAACGTTCCAGGAATGCTTCATTGAGCAAGTTTGTACCAATGAATCGACCATCGTCGCTGCCCTTGCCCTTCGTGTTTGCAGTCGCAATCACGTTGAAGCCAGCAGCAGGGTGGACGACTTCACCAGTCTTCTTGTCGAAATATGGCTTGCCCTCAAGAATCGGCTGCAAGCACAGAATATCTTCCGTGCCGAGATCGCACTCATCAAGCAAAAGCACAGCACCACGACGCATCGCAGTGATCACTGGTCCTTCACGACGGATCGTGTTTCCATCAACCAACTCATAGGAACCAATGAGATCAGACTCATCGGTGCGCTTCGTGATGTTGACGCGAATCAATTCACGCTTCAAGAATGCGCAAACCTGCTCAATCATCATCGTCTTGCCATTACCTGACAAGCCAGTGATGTAGATGGGATAGAAAATTCGCGACTTGATGATGTCACGCATGTCGTTGTAGAAGCCGAACGGAACATACGTTTCGTTGCGATCAGGCACAAACGACTCGGTGACATTTTGCGCACGACGAGAAGCAATGCTCACAACCTGTGCAACCATTGCGGCTGCAGCAACAGGAACTTCATCAGTCTGCTTCGGAGCAGGAGTCACACAACCAACATTCTTCAGAACGATACTGAATTGACCACGACCAACCTTGCGCTCGCGCAAAATAAAGTATGGGAAATTCTCAACTCCGTTCTTCTTGTTTTCGCAATAGGAATTCAATTCCTTCAACGAGATCACATCCTTGTCGAAGTGCGCATGCAACTTCTCAAGAATTTCCATGCGCGAAGAAAGATCACTGTAAAAAGATTTTCTCATATCAATATCACTCACAATTTTACATTACAAAATTAAATGCGGACCAAACGAAACTTTTCAGTTTCACTGGGGTCACCACCGTGGGGAATGAAGCGAACCTCATCACCCTCAACTTCAATAGTGAAAGCACCATTAGGCGTCACGCTACGATACACACCAGCGTTTTCAGTAAACTGAAGCAACGCTACCGTTTCAAGATCACTAGGAAATTTATTCATCATAAGACTATTATCGCTCGAATCGACTATAAAGTAAAGCGGTATTTCTTTATATAAATCAATAACTTACGCCACCGCCAGTTCTTCGGCGAGTTTCGTGAGGAGGAGGCGATTGCTCTTCTTGCTACCCACAGTCTTGGAGAACTCGCGAGCCATCTTGTTCTTGTTCATATCGCTGGTGATCTCAAGTTTGTCATCAACGATGTTACTGTTCG